GTGAGGTAACCAACCTTCAGACAGAATTAAACGGTAAAGCCTCATCAACACATTCACACGCTATTGCGGATGTAACCAATCTGCAAACAACGCTGAATGGTAAGAGCAACACCGGCCACACCCATACCAAAAGCGAAATAACAGATTTTGCACATACACACGCTCAAAGCGAAATCACAAACCTTACCACGGATTTAGCCGGTAAGCAGGCAACACTTGTTTCAGGCACTAACATAAAGACCATCAACGGAACTACCGTATTAGGTTCAGGTGATATCGTAGTTGGTGCGGCAGCAACACCCGTATTTGCAAGGGTAACAGGCGCTAACGTAACAACAACAGGGCAAGCCCTTATTGACATTACAGGACTATCAATAGCCTGCATAGCCAATGCCACCTATGAGTTCCAGGCGGTCTTATCCGTGGCCTCATCTTCTACAGCCGGTAATCAGTACGGGGTCAACTATTCAACTACGGGTGCAACAGTAGAAGGAATGATTACGGGTACACTTGCGGCAGCAACACAACAGGCAAGAAGGTTAAACGCATTGAACACCGCTTCTGTGGCCTTTGTAACGGTGGCGGGTGATGGTGGTATCATCATAAGGGGAATCCTTGTTACGGGGGCCAACGCAGGAAACTTCACCGTGAGGCACTTAAAAACAACATCAGGAACCAGTACAGTATATATCAATTCATTTCTAAAAATGGAGAGAATAGCGTAATGGCGTACAATAAAGAGGAAATAGAAAAAGAGGCGCTGGAAGCGATAGCAAAGAACTTTTTAACCTTCTTTGACGATGTGAGCCTATTTGTCAAACCATCCAGATCCACCCTTTATAACATGGAATTGGACAAATTGGACACTATAAAAGAGGCGCTGAATAGAAACAGGTTAGAGATAAAGCGGCAGATGAGGCAAAGGTGGCAAAAACATGACAGCCCTGTCCTACAGATCGCAGCTTATAAACTGATAGCAGAACCTGAAGAGATAGAAAAAATAACGGTTAGCAAGGTACAGAATGAACATAGTGGCAGTATCGGAATAACGTGGGATGAAACTAAGACCTATGATCCTAACGAAAAAACAGACTAAGGCACTTGACTATTTAGAGGACAGTACAACAACTGAAATCTATTATGGAGGGGCTGCAGGCGGTGGCAAATCGTTTTTTGGTTGTTACTGGGTCTTAAAGTGGGCATTAAAATGTGAGGGGAGCAGATGGTTAATAGGGCGTTCAGAGTTAAAGAACCTGAAGAAAACAACGCTCAATTCGTTCTTTGAAGTTTGTAAGATGCAAGGCTTAAAGGCTGATACCCATTACAGGTATAACCAACAGGAAAGTATAATATACCTGTTCAATGGATCTCAGATTATCCTGGCTGATCTCTTTGCTTATCCTTCTGATCCTTTCTTTGATTCTTTGGGGTCATTAGAAATAACAGGGGCTTTTATAGATGAGGCACCACAGATTACAGAGAAGGCGAAGAACATCGTTAAGTCAAGGGTAAGGTATAAGCTGGATGAATTCAACCGGATTCCTAAGCTGCTGATGTGTGGCAACCCTTCTAAGAATTGGGCTTATAATGAGTTTTACAGGCCAGATAAAGAGGGAACGCTCAGGAAAGATAGAAGGTTTATACAGGCGCTTGTAACAGACAATCCACATATAAGTTCTCACTATATAGAGAGTTTAAAAGGATTGGATAAGAACAGCAGGGAAAGACTATTAAATGGTAATTGGGAATATGATGATGACCCAGCAACATTGATTGAATATGATAAGATTCTTGATTCTTTTACAAATAGCTATGTGTCTGATGCTGAATCTTACATTACCGTTGACGTTGCCCGTTTTGGAAACGATAAATCCGTGGTGGCAGTTTGGAATGGTTGGAGGGTACGTTTATGGCAATATAGCCATCTTTCTGTTTCTGAGTTGGCTGGAAAGATTAAGACTTACCAAGAAAAGTACAAAGTGCCAAACAGTAGAACAATAGCTGATGAGGATGGAGTAGGAGGTGGGGTTGTAGACATATTGGGTTGTAAAGGGTTTGTGAACAATAGCAGACCATTAGCCAACCCACAGACAGGAGAAATAGAGAACTATGTAAACCTTAAAAGCCAATGTTATTATAGGCTTGCAGAAAGAATCAATAGTGGAGGACTTTATATAGACTGTGATGATATAAACATTAAGAAGCTAATCATAGAGGAACTCGAACAGGTAAAACAATGGAATATGGATAAAGACGGTAAAAAGGCAATCATGCCAAAGGACAAGGTAAAAGAGGTTTTAGGCCGTTCCCCTGACTATGCTGATACATTAATGATGAGAGAATATTTTGAGTTGAGTTTTCAATTTAGGGTTGCGGTTGCTTAAAACAAAGAAATGAGTTTAAAAACAAGATTAGGAGGGCTTTTCCCAAGTTGGTTCAATACCAACCCTAACACCTTTAGAGGTGGTACAGGGTATATAGGTTCCGCTCCTGTAGCTCAACCAGTTTGGATAGATGATAATATAGATGCTTATATATCTCAGGGCTATTCAATGAATGATGTGGTCTACTCGATTGGACATATCACTTCTGAGAAAATAAAGGTGGCACCCTGGGGAGTATATAAAGTAAAGGATGAAAGCTCTTTGAAATCCCTCCAAAGGGAACAACGCAAGAAACCGGAAGAAAGAAACAATAGGTTAGAACTGGACCTCAGAACAAAAGCATTAGAATCATATTCAGGTGATGGAAGGTTATCGGAATTACTCCAATGGCCTAACGAAAATGAAACCTTTTCGGACATGGTGGCCCACTCATCCATAGCTAAGATGATGATGGGTAACAGGTATGTACAGGCCCGACTTTTAGACGGGGGTGCTAATGGTGGCAAGCCTTATGAATTATGGCTACCTCCAGCACAATACATTCAGATTAAAAGTAATAGAGAATACCCTGTAAAAACGATGGGCTATCAATTAACCATTGACGGGAACCCGATACCGATTACTAAGGAAGAACTTTTACATGATAAGTATTACAACCCGGCGTATAGTTCAAGTGGCACACACCTTTATGGTATGGCTCCACTCAAAGCCGCTCTACATACGCTGACCAATGATAACAGCGCCCTTGAATCATCTACTATTTCGTTTCAGAATATGGGGCCGGGTATGGTGGGTTGGCTGGATGACGAAAGAATTAGCGGGGATATGTCAGTACAGCAGATATCCGCTTTCAAAACAAAGTGGCATGAAGAAAACACAGGAGCCAAAGCCAGTAAGAAGTTAGTGCTATCAGGCTATAAGATGGGTTTTAAGGAGATGGGTTTAAGTCCTGTTGATTTAGCCATATTAGAGCAACAGAAGTGGAACCTTATCAAGTTTTGTAATATATGGAACTTCCCACACTTAATGTTATTGTCCGATCATGCTACAGATAACAATGTTGGGTGGGCTGAAAGGGCTTTAACACAGCGCTGTGCTATGCCGTTGCTAACCTCCTTTAGAGACAACTTTAACCGGAAGCTGCAAACGGATTGGGGTTATAAAGGACAGAATATCTATATAGACTTTGATCAAAGTGTTTATAGTGAGTTGGATGTAGACAGGAAGGATGCGACAGATTGGATAGCCCGAAGCTATTGGTTACCTGAGAGAATGAAGTTTGAATTACAGAATTTGGAGATACCGGAATATTTGAGTGAAGAGTTTTTAAATAGCGCCCATATCCCGCAGGGTTTGGTTAATTCCAATGATATTGATATGCCTGGATTAAATGACGAAGTATAAATTAAATATGATAGCATGGCAGGCTTTGCCAACGGTTAAAGGGGATTGCCCTTTTAAACAGCAGCAGAAGGCATGGAGGCGGGAGCAGATGGTTAAAAGAATGATTAATTATTTATCAGTTATATACAGTTGAACAGAACAGACACAATATTACAGGCACAAAGGATTCAGAAAAGGTTAGAACGCCTTTACCTGAAGAAAGTATACAATGCTATTCGTTCACAGGATGCAGCCTTTATAGCTGACCTGAAGATGTTTGGTATTGATGGGGCTAAGAGTAGGTTGGATGCCACCTTAGTAAATAGAGACATAGCCGACATAATAGCGGATTTGTATCAAGTGGGGGCATTGGCTACAGCTAAGGAGACTTATAAAACTGTTCAGGGCTATGAGGCCAAACTGATAAAGAAGGGTGAAAAAATGTTTGTTGTTTCAGAGAAGTTCTTAACCATAGGACTTAATGAACAATGGAGCAAAGATGTACAACAATACTTTAAACTGTACCTGTTAGAAAAAGCCGTTTTACCGATAACAGAAACGACTAAGAAAAATATTCTTGCTACCCTATTGAAAGCTACTGAGGAAGGATGGTCTATCGAACAGATAGTAAGTTTTATCCAAGCTCCTGATGTGAACCGTAGAAGAGCGGAAACAATCGTTAGAACAGAATCGGTCAGGGCTACCAATTTCGGGGGTATGCTGGCAGCTTATGAAAGTAAGCTCGTCATGCAAAAGCGGTGGATAGAAGCGAAGGACACAAGAACGAGAAGAAGCCATAAACACGCCACAGGGGTAGGCGGCGAAATACGGGATCTGTTGGAACGGTTTTCAAATGGGCTACTCTTTCCCGGTGATCCTGAAGGGGGTGCAAAGGAAACGATAAACTGCAGGTGTACATTAGGTTACATACCTAAAAGAGATGCAGAAGGTAAATTAATAAGGAAGCCAGAGCAGCCACAGCAGCAAGGAAGGTCTATATATAGAACCTCCTTAGTAGATGTGTTAAGTGGATTATTGATAGGATTACAGATAGGAGACTTTTTTAATGATAACTGATTTACATAATTCAATATAATTGAAAAAATGAAAGACTTATATCAAATAAAAGCCACAGACTTAAGTATCAAAGACATTGATACAAAGCAAGGTATTGTGGTGGGCTACTTTTCAGCTTTTGGCGTGAAGGATTCCGATAATCAAATTGTGGTTAAGGGAGCCTTTGCTAAAACCATTAAGGAGAACGGGCCTAAGTCATCTAAACCGAGAATTAAACACTTATTGGACCACAATAAGACCAATGCCGTTGCTACCATCATGCAGTTGGAAGAAGATGATTTCGGGCTACGCTATGAGAGTAAGGCAGGCAGGCACACACAGGGGCAGGACTGGTTGAAAATGTGTGAGGACGGTATTATCACAGAACACTCCACAGGCTGTTACTATCCTAAAGACAAGATTCAAAAAAGGGATGGGGTAGAATACTTAACCGAAGCCATCATGGTTGAGGGTAGTTCCCTGCAGTTTTTGGGCGCCAATGGTCACACCCCTATAGTAAATATCAAAGAATTAAAGATCAATGAACTGTGCAACCGCATGGAATTGCTTGAGAAGGCAATCTATAACGGTTCATATTCAGATAACGCATTTCCTGTACTTATAAAAGAAGTAAAGGAAATAAAACAACTCATATCCATACTGACAGACGATACCACTGAGCCGGAGCAACAGGCCACCACTCAGCCGGGCGCTAAAGAGGATGAATTGTTACAGAGCCTCAAACAATTTAATAACCTTTTTAAAGCTAATAACAATGGCTGAAAATTTAGAATTAGAAATCAAGAAAATGGCTGACAACGTACAGACCATGACAGAGAAAGCGGCAAAAGTGGAAGCCGTAGAAAAAGAACTGACAACAGTTAAAGAAGAACTGAAATCAGCAAAAGATACTGTAGCTGTTATGAAAGATGCTGCAGATAAGAACCAGGTGGCACTCGATGAACTGATTGCGGCAAGACAAAAGGGCGTTCAGTTGAATGAGGACAGCAAAACCTTTAATGATAACCTGGCTGAAACGCTGAAAGAAAATCATTCAAAGATCAGGGATTTCAAACCGGGTGCTGATGTGCGTTTGGAACTGAAAGCAGTTGGTGATATGTCCTATACTTCCAACTTCGCAAGTTCAGGTACTTATACAGCAGATAACCGTCCTGCCGTGTTCCCTCAGATGCAAGAGAATGTATGGTTAGGTGATTTGTTACCAGCAGGAAGAACAGACGGAGCAAGCGTTACTTACCCTCGTCATACAGGCGGTGAAGGTGCTGCAGCCGTATGGGAAGGAACCGGAACAAAGCCAAAGATTGATTTTGACTTTGCTTCTGAAACCTCTCATGTAAAGTGGATTGCCGGTATCGTTCGTGTTCCTCGTGAAATGCTGGATGATTTGGCTTTCCTGACCTCATTCATTCAATCTCAGATGCTTCTTTCCTTAAAGAGAGCGGAGAATGATTTCATATTAAATGGTACCACAGGTGCAAACCCTGTTAGTGGTTTATTGGATGTGGCACAAACCTATAACGGTACTTACACTAATGCTGTAGATCGTTTAATTGATGCTGCATGGGGTCAGATAGTAGAAAACAATCACACGCCTACTGATTTCGTATTGCAGCCTCGTGACGCTGTTAGAATCGGTTTGAATAAGGCTACAGGATCAGGTGAATACGATCTGCCAAGCAACAGCATTGCCTTTAATAATGGCACTCTTGCAATTGGTGGCCTTCGTACTGTTCCTACTAACCTGATGGCGGCGAATAACTTCCTGGCATTTGACCGTAATGGTGCCATGTTCATCAGAAGGTTAAACCCTGAACTGAGAATGTTTGAGCAAAACAGAGATGATGTTGAGACAAACATGATCACATTCAGAGTAGAGGAAAGAGCGACCCTTATTACTCCTTATCCTAAGGCGTTTGTAAGAGGTCTGTTAGTACCTGCTTAATGGGTGGTTTTTAAATAACGTGAGCAGGGTGTAAAAGCCCTGCTTATTAAAACAATTCAAAATGAAAGTAACATTCTTAAAAGACTTTGACGGCTACGAAAAAGGCAAAACCTATGAGGTGAAAAACGAAAGGGCTAATTACTGGATCGGTGTTAATGTGGTAGAAGCCGCAAGTGAGACCAAAAATGAAGTGAAAGAGGAAGTGAAAGAAGAAAAGCCAAAGAGTGAGCCTGTAAAGACAGAAACGAAAGCAGCACCACAAAAGGCAGCTACTAAATCAACAAGTAAATCAACTTCTAACAATACAAAGCGTAAATAATGCAAAACGTAACAGTAAAAAACGGATTCTTCGACAAAGAGAATGATAATGTTTGGAGAGAGAAAGGCGAAACAATCAAAGTTTCAAAAGCACGAGCAGAGCACCTTTCAGATATAGGTTTTGTGGTGATTGATGCTGTAGAGCCGGAAGAAGCAAAGGAAGTAAAGGCGCAATACCAGGACCCGGAAGTTACAGGTAAGATCGTTAAGAAAGGTAATAAATAAAGCTACCGCTATGTATAGAGTGTATGAAGAAAACAGGGATAACGTAGAAAGGAACCGGCTTACCATTATTGGTTGTGGCACTGCTTACAATGCTATTCTGGATGTAGACAGGCAAGCGGCTGCAGGCATTGACGATGATATGCTATCCCTTGTTAAACTTCACTTACATATTCCTGAAAGTATTACTGATCATGATGAGTATTTGAAATCTATTCTCATTCCTGCTTGCAGGGGTGCAGTAGAGACATACACAGGGCTTTCAATTGTACCCCAAACAATAACGGCTATCCTTCGTAATGAGTTAGGGAATATTGAACTTCCTTATGGTCCTGTATTAGAAATCACATCGGTACAGAACAGGAATGATGAAGAGGTAACAGATTACAAAGTAAACGGTGGGCAATTCAAGCGAATAGAAACAAGTGGTGATTGGTTCCAGGTTATTTATGAGGCGGGTTACGAAACGATTCCTTCTGAGTTACAGATGGCTATACTGCAGGAAGTGGCATATAGGTTTGAGAATAGAGGGGATCAGGGTAAGAGTGATTTAAGTGATGGCGCTAAAAGCTACGCATCAAGATACAGGAGGGTTGAAACATGGCTACCATAAAGAGCATAGGATTAATGAGGTCAATCCGTTTGAAGATCCCGACCATAACAGAGAATTCAAGCGGTGGTTCAGACGTGACATATAGCCCCGACAACTGGATTTTGGATTGGGCAGAGATTAAAAACCTGAACGAAAGATTAGAAGTAATAGCACTTCAGGAAGTAGAAGGAACCATGAGAGAATTTAAGATAAGGTGGAGGCCTTCACTTGAGATTACTGACAAGTGGTTAATTAGTTACGATGGTCAGGACCATAAGATTCAAACCATCAGTAGGGTAGAGGAGAAGCATTTTTATATAAAGGTGATTGCTAAAACGATTCAATGAGTTACACAATCAGTATAGAAGGCATGGATAGATTGATGGCAACCCTTAACCGGGCTGCTCAGGATAAACTCGACGAAATCGAACTGGAGATAGAAGCGGCAGCCATCGAGATAGTTGACATAGCAAAGCAACGGGTACCAAAGAACTTAGGCGGGTTGGCTAACTCCATCACTCCTAAAAAAATCAGTAAGGCTAATTGGGAAATCGTAGTGCAGAAGTTCTACGCTCCCTATATAGAGTTTGGAACAGGACAAAGGG